ATACTAATAATTCTCTACGGAATATAACATCATGTATACACTATACTACATCTAAACAGGTTTTGTCAAGGGTTTGTTCACTTAATTTTAGGCAATAAAAAGGGATTCCGAAGAATCCCAATTCATTTCCTTGTCGAAAGTCAACAATCTTACATTAAGTTTGTAACTTTAACCCTTCTGTAGTACTTGTTAGTATTAGCTGTAATACTTGTATTCTCAGCTGTACCAGCAGCAATCACTCCAGTGTGGAATGGGTTTGCAGCAATACCATAACGAGTCTTAAATCCAATTTTTGGTTGGAAAGTGTTTTCGCCAACTGCACGAACCATTTGTAGTGGTACGTATGGGCAATAGAAAACACCAGCATCATAAGGTGAAGTACCTTTATAACCTACAACGTAGTATTGTGAAGCGGCTACGTTTGCAGAATATGGGTCAACATATACTTTAAACCTTCCGTTCATAACACCAGCAAATGTAGCAGATGTGTCATCAACATTTAAGTTGTTGTTTAGAGCAGGTGTATAATCTAAAACTCCAGCCATTTGAAGTGCAGATGCAACATCAGCAGAACAGATGATTATATTACCTTTTCCTCTACGAGTTTGTTGTCCGATTGCGTTAGCATCTCTTTCCAGAGCGAACATTAAACCTTTGAATTTCTCAACAGACCAACGACCATTTGAATCAGTATCTAAATCGAAGATACCAGCGGTAGTTGTGTTTACACTAGCACCTTTAACAGCAGAAACATATATGCTTCTAACTACTTCACGATTTATTTCAGCAAGAATTTCACCAGACAATATATTTGCTAGTTCTGTTTCTGCATCCAAACCATGAATTGCTTTAAGGTCTTGTGCAAGTTCCATTGTGTACTCAGCTTTTAAAGCACGAGTAACAGCAGTAACTGTTGTTTTTTCTATACTGAAAGCCATTTCAGCAAACTGATTACCAGAGGCGTCGCCTAAAGCTTCACCTTGTGCAGTACTCATACCTGTTGGGGCAGTATACTGACCAGCTGATGGACTGTCGTTTAACGCAGATGGGTTTGTACCTGTTTGAGCACCAACACCTAAGTCACCAGCAGCGTCATCATTTGCGAAACCAGAATCAGCTTCATCACCAAGTGCCTCAGCACCATCTTGTGAAGCAAATCTTGCTCTCATTGCAAAGATTAATCCAGTTGGACCAGTCATTGGTTGTACACCACATACATCATATGCGATTAAGTTAGGCATTGAACGCCTTACTAGTGAAATTAATATTGGGTCCCAGTTCTCAACATCTGCGCCTGTAGCGTTAGTTGGAGCTGCTTCTCTTAAAAAATTTCTATCTTCTCTTATTGCTTTTTCTTGATTCTCAAGAATTACAGTAGTTACCGCCCTTTTGTACGAATCTTCGATTTTTGGCAAATCGGGATGTGCAAGGACTGGCGACCACTTTTCTTGTAAATTTTCTGTTTGAAACATTTTTAGTTTTCTCCGTTTATTTACTTTTATTTATAATAATTACTTACTTGCACCTTTGACGGCAGTTCCGATTGCTTTTGAATAAGCAGCCATCGAATCTGTAACATCAATGTCCTGTGCAGGGCCAGTTTCTACATTATCTATATTTACAGTAGTTTCCTTAATTGTCTTAGGGAAATAACTTTCTTTTAAAGTATCAAGTTTACCTTTAAAGTCTTCTTCGTTTCCGAAGTCAACATCTTCAGTAAGACCTTTAAACTTTTCAATTTCTGTATCAGCTAAGTCAGAAGAAACTTCTGATATAACTTTATTACGAGTTAAAGAATCATTTCCCTTTTTCAAGTTGATTGATTCATCCAAAGTTTTATTAACTTTTTCTTCTAACTCTGCAATTTTGTCGGACTGTGCTTGTAACACATCATATTTTTCATCAGGGATGTCAACATAATGGTCTTCAAACAGTTGTTTTAATCCAGCAATAAAGTCTTCAGCGATTTCACCTTTTAGACCTCTTTCTACTGCTAGTTCATTTTCTTTCAACCATTCTTCAACAACATAGTTTAGGTATGTGTCTACTTTCTCTGTTAATTCAGATTTTATAGAGTTAGTACTTTCTACTATTTCGTTCTCATAGTTTTCTTGTAGTCTTGTAACTTCATCACGTACTTTAGATTTAACTGCTGATTCGAAAACAGTAGCTGCTTTCTTTTTAAAGTCATCAGATAAGTCACCTTCTCCACTCATAAGAGCTTCAACGTGTTCTGTAACATCTATAGTTTTGATTCTTTGTTCTACAGCTTCTTTTTGAAGTGCTTCTTTTTCTTTATCTTCTTCAGAAGATACTTCTTCTGATTTAGACATCATTTCTTTCATTTTGTCGTAAGTGGCTTTGACCATTTCCATAGGCATGTCTTTCATTTCTGTTTCCATGTCCTTCATAGCTTTAATCATTTCCATTTTGTCCATTTCTTTAACTTCTTCAGTTTCAGAAATAGTTTCTTGTCCATCTTCTACTTCGACAGAATCTCCAGCCGCTAAAGGTTTAGCAACTTTCTTTTGACCATCATTAGGTGTCATATCACCTTTCATTGGTTTTAATTCTTTTTTCTGTGCAGCATCACCTGATTTCTCAGTTGCTTTTTTACCAGCAGTTGTGCCTGGCCCAGATTTGTCAGAAGGATGTGTGACTGCAGGCCCCATATCTTGTACTTCACCGCCTGGTGTAACACTTGAAGCTTCAGAAGCTTTTAAAGCAGGTTCTGCTTTAGTAGCGCCTTTAGTAGGAGCATCCTGGCCGTTCGCTTCTTCTAGCTCACTTAGGACTTCTGCCTCTAATTCTTCAATAGTTTTATCGATTTCATTTGCCATCGGATATCTCCATTTAAATTTATTATTAAAAATTAATAATTTTTTTGTGTATTAACATTTATTTATACATTATAACAATTTGAGGAACTTTGCAAATTCCAAATTTTGTTCTAATGTCTGTTTCTTCCGAATTCTAGTATTGATTCTTTCTTTCATCTCTACTAATTCAGACTGTACAAGTGCTCCATGATTCCATACCCACTCTTTACCTTCCATAATACCTTCTACGAAAGCACTGGGAGCGGATGGGTCTGAAACGATATCAGCAGCTGTAGCTAAATAGAAATCATTCCTCACATAACTTGCACCATCTTTCTTTTCCTCTAAACTTCCCATTCCTCTTGAAGAAACACCAAGTTTAGCACCCTCATCCATAAGGGTCTTAACGATTTCACCCATAGGTGTTGCAAGTATTTTAGCTTCCCCTATAAAGTTTTTGCCGTCAGCGTAAAGTGCAGTTATCATGTGAGAAGCTCTTTCTAAATTTATTGTTGGGCCTTCTGGATGCCCTAATTCACCATATGCACGCTTCTCGTTGATGAATTCTTCATTGTATCTTTTTACTTCTTTCTGAAGTATTTCCATTGGATATACACGACCATTTTTATTCTTAATATCAGCTTGCATAAAGATACCTTTAATCTTGTAATCTTTTTTGCCGTTTGCTTTTTCTTCTGTGATGTACTCTACATCTTGTAAAATAGATTCAGATATTAATTTTATTTTATTCATAATTCTCTCTATGTTGTGTAAGCTTCGTCTTTTTTGAATTCAATTATAACAAAACCAGATGTACCAAAACAAGTCAGCTCGTGGTCACCAGAAGTTGCTGTTGTGTTAGCCGCAGTTCCCTTAATCAATCCAGCAGAACCATCATAGTGTCCAGTTCCAGCAAGTCTAATCTGAACAATATCAGTTCCAGAAGATACTTCTTGAAGTTCAACATGGCCAGTATCATCATCTGCACTACCTTGAGTCAATGCCCACCAAATTCTACTGATGTGTAATTTAGCACCATTTGCATGACCATCTAAACCACTTGCATCTAATATAGCATTATTTGCCCCAGTGTCATCTTCGATATCAACCTTAACTGTTACTGTTCCACCAGCACCAGCAGCATTTACTACTGTATCTCTTAATGTTCTTGTTGTAAAAGCCATCTAAACCTACTCCTAATTAAATTGATAGTACTTCTCTTTCAAAGTACGAAATTAGTTCTTTTTCACGAACCTTATTCTTCTTACTAACTGTATTTATAGTTTTATCAAAAGTATTTAGGAAATCGTTAGGTTTAGCATCCATTATCTTGAATATAGCATCTACTGCCGTCTTCATCTTTGGTGATAATTTCTTATACTCCTTAGATTTCTTATGTTCATCCTTTTCTAAAAAGGGTGTATAAAACTTATTAAACTTTATCGCCATCATCCTCAACCTTAGTTGATTGGACAAACGTGTTTGCGACTTCTTTTCTTTTTACTTCTAGTGCATCACCAACTTTTGTAGCAATTGAATCTTTAAAAGCTTGTTCAGCTCCTAGATTATCACCATTAGATAAAGCATCTATTATATTTTTAGTTTCAGTCATTGTCATCTCCTTTATTATTTACACCATCTGAATCCGTACCTTCTAGGTCATCTGCAGATATGAATCCACCTGTAGAATCTTGTGGATATCTAGTAATACCATCTGTACCATCTGGTACATCAATACCACCATCATCTACATCAGTTCCAGCTTCTATAGAAATTTGTTTTTGCATTTCTTCTATCTCTGCTTCTGTCATATTTAGTACGTTCTTTTGTACCCAATCTTTACTATAGAATGTTCCAATGTATGATTCAATAGAACCTAATGCATCTATTCTATCTTGCATCAGTTCTGCTTTTTTCAATTCAGCAAAATGACCATCTTGTAGAAAGTTATATTGAATGTGTTCTTTCATTACAGTCCAATCTTCTAAGGTAACAATACCTTTTAGAATTAACTGAGCTTTTAACATGTCAGTAAATAATGGGGTAAATCTTTTTCTTAGTCTTTGTACAAACTTAGTAAATTTTAATTCATCTCTAGTAATCTCACTAGCACGACCTAAACTAAATCCACTTTCAGCTTCCATTCTAGAAATAGGTACATTCAAT